GCTCCGCCTCTGTTTTGCCTTCTATGCGCTTCTGGTAAAGCCTACGTTTGCGTTTTGGCTCCATTTCAGCTTGTACGTTTTTGTTAATTGATTCGATAACATCGCCAAATTTAACCTTTGCTGGCATGCCAGTAGAATCAAGTATTAATGTATTGGTTTGTGAATCCTTAAAGAGCACCGCGTCTTCGTCATCATTTAGAATGGCCACAACAGAATCACGTTGGCGAATTGGGATTCCGCCTACTGCCAAATCTAATGCATCAATTTTGTTGCTTATTTCATCCTCAATCAAACTTGCGGTTCCCTTATCTATTGTTATGCCGCCCGGCAACTTTGCAGGGATGCGATAATCAACACCGTTTAGCTTTCCAAAAGTGTAATTATCTAATGTGTACCTATTGGCAAATTCTATAGCGTCATCCATTGATTTAGACGGGTTTCTGGCTTGATACGCCTTAGCAAGCCGTTCTGTTTGTTTAAGGTAGGCATTTGCACCTTTTGCTCTGCCCTCCTGAGTTATAGCAGCGGCATTGCGAGCCACCTCCTGATTGGTAAAAACCGCAGTTTGAATATCGGCTGGCTTTTGCAACCCGCCATTTATTATCCTGCTTTTATATTCAGCATCTATGTCTTCATCTTTCATTGTGGCAATATCATTCAGTAAATTAATTTGCTCACTGTAATTTTCGCCATTGCTAACCATGAGACTAAGTGCCGCCGCCTTATCATCATTTAAGCCAGCCGCTATCCTTTTTACAGCCTGACCACTATATTCACCATATTCTTGTTTGAGCTGCATCGCTACTTGCGCTAATCCTTCAGGCGTTTGTGATTGTTTTGCGGCCTCCGCATAAACCTTGGCCTTGGTTGAGCCAATTACGTCAATTCTTTGTTGTCCCATTTGCGACTGAATGATTTGCATTGGTGTCATGCCTTGGCGGTCTGCCCATTCAGCATAATCAGTGGCTTTTAATTGCTCATCAGCTATTCTTGCGGCCTGTATTTGTTCTGCTCGTTTTTTAATGCCATCATTTAGCATGGTGGAAAATGACACTTTTTGATTGGGCGTAAACATATACGTCCCGTCAGAGTTTTTGGCATTAATCAATTCATCAAAACTTACCGCATTGGCCCCCAGCGCTTTTTCGGCTCCAAGGACATATTCGGGTATTTTGCTGTCAACATTATCGTAATACCTAGAGCCGCTTTCGATAGATGATTGAATAAGCGACAAAATAGATGCCTCATGCTCTTGGTCTTGGATTTTTTTTCTAACCTCGGTTGCTTTTGCTAAATGCGCCGCCGCCTCAGTGTCATACAAAATGGTGAATTGCTCAGCCAAATCTGGTGATTTTATACCTTTTAGGAATCCTTCCTTATAGCCGTCTTGTGCTTGCTTTAGTTTGATTGGGTCGTTTTGTGACTCATCATATTGACGCGCTAGGTCGATACGCATTTGCGATAGAGCCTTGGCTTTTTGAATCTCAACATCCCGCGCATAAATATCTTGTGCAAAACTTCCAAATGCATCTGATGCTTGCGCTGTCGCTTTTGCTTGTGCATTGCTTAATTGCACAGGCGATGAAACACTCATGGAAAGTTGCTGAATATATTGCGGCACTTCTCTCATCGTAACAAACTCCCAAACATGTCTCTTCCACCATATAATGTGTCAGCAGCCTTCATGTACCCACTAGTAATAGCTGCCTTGCCTTCTATGCGTTGTTGCGATGCGGCAAGTCTATTTTGTGCTGCGCCCATACCAGAATTAAACATTGCGGTTTCAATGTCCCTTCCCGCCGCTGTTTCAGACTGCTGTGATAATACTAATGGCGTTCCGGTATTTGGATTGACCCCACGCGCCGAAAATACCGCACGTTGCGTTGCTAGATTTTGCTGCAATGCCCTGCGAATGCTATCGGCTTGTTGCCGCCCTCTTAGCTCCTCTTGTTTGGCTGTCATTTCATATTGAGCGGCTTGCGCCTTTGAGATTGCAGCCTGTTGACGGCCCGCCTGAATTTGCCCAAAAGCAGAGCCTACTGTTAAAAGCGTTGAAGCAGCACTACCAATAATAATGTCTCAGCCATCGAAGTTAATCCTCTTTGACATTGCCAGCACAGTCATCTTAGCTGGTTCGTCTTGTGTTATGGTTACTTGCGCCACGTCGTCCCACCCTAAAAATCCCTGTAATCGCTTGATTCCAGTAAATTCAGGTGGTGGGCTGTCCAATGGAGTCCCGCCACCAGACAACCCAAAGCCTCTAAAGTAAAGGTTTTTACCATTAATCTTAATAGAAACGGTTTCGTACAATCTTAGCACAACCTCTGCCACGTTCATTAATCGCCCTAGCGTAGAGCCTACGTTTGCAAAGTTATAGATAGACGGCAAATCCTTAAATGTTGGCTGGAACCACAATCCAATCTCGCAATAATCTTCTGCGTCTCTTTCTATTGTGGCGCTTCCGCCTGATGGGGTTACGCGAGACAATACAGAACCATCTGCTACTACACGGCACTCTTCTGTATTAAGATGCGTTAGTCCAGTAAATGTGTCGGTCGGCAGTCCCGTGGTGGTTCTTACGGATGCATCTAGCAAATGGTCATCATTAATGCGCTCTAGGTAGTTTTTGCTATTACGAGTCACCACAAAGAAAAGGTCATTATAATCAGCACCGCAGGCAATAAACTCACCGTCTGTCGAGTGGTCGGTAAATGACGTAATTAACTGGTCGCGGCGAATGGTGGCAATAGTAGCCCCGCCATCTTCTCTGACTAGGGTTAAAAGCGCACCGTCATCCAGTGATGTTGCCCTTCTTAAACAAAAATCCACGGGGTCGATAACCAAATGCCCAGACAAAAGACTAACCAAATTATTAGCATAAGCCTGTTGAGTGTCGTTAAATATAAACTCCTGAATAGAGCGGCCACCGTTTTGAACATAAAACACACCGCCCTCTATTTCGCATACCCGCAAACCGTCTTGTGAGCCAATACGAGATTGGCGCAGAGTCGATATATTGCTGGGTGTAATGGGTTCATTCAGGCTGGTTGGGACAATAAACTCCGCTCCCGTGGTGAAAATCATCAGGTTGCGGCCAGAATAAATATTCACAATGCGGTTTAGCTGGTCAGTGTCTAGGGTTGCCTCAATACCATCATCATCAAATGCAGTTCCCAGTGAAAAATCATAATACAACGAAGACCGCGAACCCCAAATTGTAGTTGGCCGCGATTTGGCTCCACCAATCCACAATCTTCCACTGTGAAATGTTCCGCAAATGGGCCAGCCCCTAGATACACTCCATGCCACTTCATAGCCCGATATGTACTCATAAGAAGCCGCAGCAACAGCCGTGGTATTATAAAAAGGAATTTCTACAAATGCGGTCACTTGGGTGGCTGAGTCTCTAGTCAAAACCCTTGCCCTGCCACCGTTTCCTTCAAAATATTGATTTTCGGGTGTGGCTGGAAGCGTACCTGAGCTGAATGTGAGTGTAATGGTTCCGGTGGTGGCTGATGGTGTCATTGTGCCAGTGCCAAGCGCAGTACCAGTTTGTGTGGTTTGGGTAAAGGCGTGGTATGGTATATTGTCAAAGGTTAAATCTGTGATTGTCCAATAGTCATCAGCCCCCTGCCTTTGCACCAATTGAGGCTTCATGTCTTCATGAAACAGAATAAGGGTGTCAGCAGATTGCGCCCAGTTTAGGTATGGTAGAATGGTATTGGTGACGTTTACTGCGGGAATATCAACCTGAAACACGCCGTCCTTATAAACAGCGATATTTTTGTCTGTCACCGCCAGCATGTAGGATTGTTCGGAGTTAAACTCAAATGGAACCAATCTGATTTGCGAATTGCTGCCTTGGGTGTAAACGTTAAAGTCTGTGAGCGTAGCCCTATTAGTGCTTAAATCGGTAGAGCCTATGCGCGCAAGACGAACATATCTATACGCCGCCTCAACCCTGCGAGAATAATTCTTTGCAGTTGTGCTAATGGTTAATGCCGCCCCCACCGAAGTCCAGCTTACGCCATCTGCAGAAACCTGAACAAAAAACTCTGATGATGTGCCGGATACTGTCAGCGCAAGCCCAATTACATGCACCACTCCTACCGTTTGAGAGCTGCCTAAATCATAGCTCACCACCACATAAGGATTGGTAGTGCTTATATTGTTTGTGGTAGTCAGGCTTGTAGAGCTGCTGCGGTCGTTTCCATTTGAACCTGTGCCACCATTGGGCGTAGTAATAGTCGGCGCAGAAACAAACGTTAGCTGACGCAACATTTCGTCTATGTGCTCAAGGCCGCCACGACGCTTAAATCCGCCTTGGGGTAAAGCGATAATGTTATGCATGGTTTCCGCAGCGCCAGAATATTGCTCAATATCAGAGCGCCCCAGCATTTTAGGGTCTAATTCACCTTGCGTAAATCGCTGCTGGATGGCTCTTACCATTAGCTAAACCGCGCCTCCGTAATAGGGCTGGAATAAAGATATTCATTGCGTTTCTGCTTGGAATCAATAGCTGCGGCGTTAGCGAATAAGCCGCCTTTTCCGTTGGAATTAAGCGAACCAAAGGCATCGCGTTTGTGCTGGTCAGCCAATGATTGATTGCCTGTAACGGGAATCGCTAAATAGGAAGCTACTGCCGAAATAGCAAATTGCCTAAAGTAGGGCGGCCAATTGTTTTCGTCTGTGTAAACCGTATAATCTGCATACAGGGTAGGATAATTTGAGTATATGCGGCGGCCACCTTCTACGCCAAATATATCATAATCACGCACTGGGATAGTTCCGGTGTCCTGATAAACACTCCACACCAGCAATGCTTCTGATGGGATAATGTGAGAATATTCATATTCTGAAATAGGGCTGGTGGTATCTTGATTGAGCTGGCGCTTCTTCATGGCGAAAGACCATGGATAAAGCCCCAAAAGATACTCGGCATACTCAGGGTAGAGAGTATCCGCTATCTCCGCCTCATTAGAGTCTTCACTTAGTGAGGATATTGTGTTTGCCCTTAATAACAAAAGAGCCTGTGAAACTATAGAAGTATCGCTTGCCATATATCCCGCCTAAAAAAAGGGGTGGGGTTTTAACCCACCCCCTGCAGTTGAAACTAGATAATAATTCTAGTCAGAGTCAGTTACAGTACCAGCAGTAGTGTCGGAAGTATCAACTACGCCGCTCGAATTGCTGTTAACAATGTGAGTGCCGTAAGTTGAAATGGTGCCGCCAGAACCGATAGCAGTTGACCAAGTTACGCGGTCAATGATGTCACCAACTTGCAGCAGCTTGGATGCGCTGTTGAAATAGCCAGCAGCATCAACGTCTGCCGCTGCATCAAGCGTCCAGTAGCTCCAGCGAGTCGAAGCAATACCCTTCTTAGATTGTTCCGTGATTGGAACCAGATATGAGATATTAAAAGCCATAGTATGTTACTCCTTCTATTATGCTTCGTAGCAGAGAACGTCAATTACGCCATCTGTGTCGATGGTTACTGCGCCAGCAGAGAAGCCAGAGCTGATAAGCCACGATTTTTTCTCAGGGATGTAATTAACTTCAGTTTTAATGCCGCCGTTCATAGCAAGGCCAACAGCATCTTTGTGCCATGCAAAGCAGTTACGCTGGTTGGTAGTAGCCAGAGGCAGGCCACCTTCAGCAGTGCGGGTCTCAATCATGATGATTTTGAAGCCCATAAAGCTATCAAGCTGACCGTTTACCAAAGCGCGGATTTGGTTGTAATCCGAGCTGCCAACTTCTGTTTCGCGCAGAGCGTTCATCAGAGCGTCAGCGGTAACAGCCATGTAGCGGTCTGCAGAAGGAACACCGTTAGCGTTCAGCAAAGCGGATGCTTTGGTGAATTTCTCAAGGTTAAGAGAGGTGTTCGAGCCACCCTCAGAAATTGCAACTTGGGTTGCAAATGCTGAAGTTGCCATTGCATCGATGATTACTTGGTCAACACCACGGCCAACTGCGTTACCAGCAACTTTAACCAGCTCCATTTTCTCATCGAAGCTGATTTTGTCGAGGTCTTCTACATAGCTGTAGTCTGATGCATCGTAATCAGAAATGGTTACTGTAGCAGCAGTATGGGTAACGTTCATTGGTGTAACGTTAGCACCGGGAATACGCAGAGAAGCAAGACCTTTGCCCAGTTTAGGGAAAGATACAGTGCGTGCGTTAGCGTTTTGACGAGTACGAACAGTACCCATCAGTTTAGCCGCGCCTTGGTAGGCATGTTTAACTAGCGGCTCAAATTCAGTGCGAAACTGCACTGATGCAGTTGTTGTCATAAAAGCTCCATAAGGTTAATGTTAAAGTACACAAAAACGATAGGGCCTATTATGCTCGGCTGCATCAGCAGTAGGGCGAACCATCTAGGGTCGTTATATGGTTAATATACCATATATATTATTCATTGCAATAGCTAAATACTACATTTAGGCACTACGAAGCATTGCTGCGTATTTATTATATGTAGCTTCATCGCGTTTTGCTGCTGCTTCAACCATCTTTGCTTCAATCTCTGCACGACTTGAATCTTGCGAAATTGGCAGCGCGATGGGTGGGCCAGACGGAGCAACCATAGAGCGCAAGGTATTCATAACCTTCAGTGTTTCTGCGTTATATACCATGCTTTGTGCCGCAGCCAATGTTTCTTTGGTGAGTACGCCTTGTTTTTCTAAGCTAGCCAACCAGCCATTAACAGCTTGCGCCATTTGTTTTCCATTGGGGCCAATCTTTGCAAGCTCTGCGTTTTTTGCTTCCGCAATCTCTTCAGGGCTTGGCGGCTTAACATCCTGACGCATTGCCAGCACAGCCTCAACCATAGGTGTCATAAATTTGGCAAATGCCTCTTTGGGAAGTCCGGCTTCTTTGGCCACCTCTTTGGCCTTGGCAATAATTGGGTCATCTGCAGGCAAAAGGTCTTTTAGGTCTTCTTTCAGCTCAATAGTGTATTCGTTAATGTCTTTCGGTGGCGCGTTGTCAAATTGCTTGCGTCCAATCTTTTCCCGCAAGTCCTTGGCTATTTTATCGCGGTTCTTAAATGCATCATACAAAGCATCAATATTAACAGCTTTCCCCTCTTCATTCCAAAACTCTGCTGGGAATTCCTCTGGTTTGCCTTGCGAAAAGTCTAAACCCGTTGGCGCTGTAAGCAGGCTATCATCAGAAACCGCTGGTTCCTGTGGTGTAGTATCTTGTGGCTGAGTATCGTCTGTCATTTTTGGGACTCCTTGTATTGTTTAGCAAATTCAATCTT